ATTATAGCCCGTGAATACGATGATAGCACTCAAAGGATTTTTGAACTTGAAAAAGGAGAGGATTTTGATTTGTTCCCCTGCAACCGGTGGCAGCTCAATTTCAACCCTATGGGCGTGAACCCAGCGGCAGGCATAGACGTGGATAACGCCGATTTCTTTTGGTTCGCAAATGAAATGATAAACGCCAAAAACGTGATTTTGCTCAAAGGAAAGAAAGCCCCCTTCTTGATTTCCCAAACTCTTAACGGCTGGGGAATGAGCGAGGTGGAAAAAATGATAAACGACCTCAACATTTACACCAAAACCCGCGATGTCCTGTTTGAGATTTTAGATGAAAGCAAAATAGACGTGTATAAACTTCACGGGCTTGTTGAGTTGATTGCGGCTGGAAAAGGCGGTGAAGTTAGAAATAGAATAGATTACATGAACCAAAACAAGAACACAAAAAACGCCATTCCTGTTGTAAAATTGTTCGGAACAAGCCCATCGGGATTCAGTTCAAGCCAAGATGAATTTGACCAATACTACCAAATGGTGGACAGCGGGGCTAGGATAGATGCGGCTACAGTGCTGGAAAAAGTCGTGTCTCTTTGCTCAAATTCGCTGTTTGGGTTTTGCCCTAGCTTTAAGATAGAATTTCCACCATTCAAGGCAAAAAACGAAAAAGAAAAAGAAGACATAAAAACAGCAAAGATAGCCAACGCCGCGCAGCTATACAACATGGGGGCGATAGCAAACGTGACGGAGCATCTGAAAAAGGGGGGCGTGGAGCTATGAAATTAGGCGTGTTTGGCAGTCGCTCTATTACTGATAAGTTTCTGCGGCTTGCTTTTGCGTGTTTTGCGTGGGCTGGCCATCGCAACCCATAAAGGCAAGCAATGCTATTGCGAATAAAAGTCTCATACCCTTAATATACATTTTTTATCTGGATAAAGCAAATTTTTGTTAATTTACATAAATATGCTTGCTCCCCTGTTCCACGCGGTCGGGCTTCCCGCTGCCTATAATGGCAAACCCAGCTTTGAGAGCCTCGTTCTCTCAAAGATACGCGATGGGTCTATAACGCCTTACGGAGCTGGGGAAAGGCTCAAAGTGCCGCCGGAGGAAAGCAAAACGCGGGATTTCCTGCTTGAAAACGGATGGCGGTTCAGGAATGGGTATTTCATAGCGGACAGCGCGACATTCGCAAGATATGCCAATAGATTAAACTCTGCCATTATGGATAGGAAGGAGCAAGCCGCAACTATCAAAGCCATTGCGGAGGCGCGGCTTGCGCAGGTTCTGGAAAACGTGCGGCAGGGCAAGATTGCCATACCACAAAGCGAAATAAACCAGTTCACCCAGATTGCAAAAAACGACTTCAACAAGAACAAGGCAAATCTAGGCATAAGCATTGAATGGAACGAGGATATAGCCGCCAATTTGCAGGCAAGTATAAACGAGGGCTACCAAAAGAATTTCGCGGGGTTCACGGAAAAGCAGGCGGTGGAAATACGCTCTTGGCTCCACGATTCTTACGTGAACGGAAATTTGACCAAGAAGGCGGCGGCGGACTATTTCGCGGAGCAATACGGCATAAGCGAGCAGAGGGCGCGCTTCTGGGCAAGGCAGGAGCTTTCCCTGTTTGTGAGCACCCTGAAAACGGAGCAGATGAACGCGGCGGGATACAGATACTACATCTGGAACGCGGTCGGGGACGAGCGCACCAGACCGGACCACATGGAGCTGCACGGCACTCTGCAAGACACCTACAACCCTCCCATCATTGACAAGCGCACAGGGCGCAGGGGCAACCCCGGCATAGACTTCAACTGCCGCTGCTTTGCCCAGTTCATAACCGAAGAGGAGTATTTGGAGCGGCAAAACGCCCTTTAGGGCAAAAATCGTGACCCCCTCGCGGAAAAAGTCATGAAAAAGTCATGAAAAAGTCATCCGCCTACGAAGCCACACAAAATAAGGCTTCGTAGGCAGACCCCCCCCTAAAAACACCCATTTTTTTACCAAAACCGCGAAATTTGCTCAAAAACGCGGTTTTTTGCTCTTTTTGCACACCCGATAAAATAAGGCTTTGCAGGCGAAAAACGGAAACAAGCCCGATAAAATAGGGATTGGAATTTTTGCCAAAAATACCCCCCCTAGCCCAATAATAAACCCAAAACCCAGCACGGGCATAAGCAGCTAGAAATCCTGCATAATATATATTTGTCTCAATGCAGCCCAAAACGCACAAAGCGATTTTCCTTATCCCCGGACTATGCTCCTACGAGAGCGATGGCAACGGCGTATGGCTGTTCCAAAAAGCGGCTATAGACAACTCAATAAGCTCTTTCGTTGGCAAGCCCGTGCGGATTTCCCACGACAATGAATCTCCTGCCGTTGGCTATGTAATCGGGGTTTATTTTGATGATGCCGAAGGCTTTTACGTTGCGGACTTCTTTTTGAATGACGAGCAAGCGGAGGCTATGGTATGCAGCGGCGACTACTTCCCCTCCTGCAACTATATAGTTGAGGAACGGGGGGATGGGGGGGTCTATAATGACATTGAATATCAGTGCGAGGTGCTGAAAGCCCGCTTTGAGCATTTGGCTATGGTAGATAGTCCACGCTACTCTTGCGGCGTGTTTGATTTTGACAGGGCGGAACCCGCAAATCAGGGAAAGAAACCTATTTTTGAATTGAAAGCCATAAACTCCGGAGGCATGATGGCAAGCAAGAAAAGCACCGCCAAGAACGAGGGCGAGGAAGAAAAAGATAAGACCGAGGGCGAAACTGCCCAAAACAACTCGGAAGAAAGCAAGAAGGATGGCGAGACCTCCGCAGAGAACGGCTCTGATGGTGGCGAATCCGTGCTTGACGGCGTTATCGTAATCAACGGAAAGGAAATACCCATCGGCGAGGCTGTGGAGCAATACAGGGCGGCAACCGCAAAAAAAGTGTGGGAAGATGAGGAAAGGATAGACATTGACGGCACGAGCGTGACCATAAAGGAGATTAAGGAGAAATTGGGCGATGGCGGCTCCGCGCCGGAACCTACCCCTGCGGAAAACGAGGGCGAGGAAGAAGAAAAAGAGGAAGAACCTAAACCCACCGCTTCAAATTCCAGCACCAAAACAAACGGGGTGCAGAAAATGAAGAAGGCAATTTCCGTATCTAACTCTACCACAATAAACAGCAACAGGCGGCTCCCAAACGAAACCGCCTATGCTTACAATGAACGCATGACAAAGAAGGTTTTTTAGGAGGAATAGTATGGCATTCACAGAATTAAACAGGTTTGCGCCGGAAGTGTTGAATGGGCAGCTCGCTCTTGTCAATGGCAACCAGCCGAATGCGCTCAATGTTATGTTCAGCCCAACGGCTGGCAGCGAATACGACACGCTCAAAGCAGGCGATGCGGTTATTTTCCAAGAAGGGAAAAGCCTCACGCCTCTAGTGAGGCACAGCGGCGAGGATGACGACATCGGCATTGTTGGCGTTGTTCTGGTGTCCCAGAAAAAAGATGCCTACAAAGCTGGCGATATGGTTGAGGTTGCTTGCAGAGGCACGATAATATACATGAAAGCCGATGACGATATTGAGCGCGGCGAAGAGTTCGGTAACATAGGGATTTCTCTTGACACAGCGGAGGCAGGAGAATTTGCGCGAGTTTCAATCGCAGGAGTATTGTAGTATGCCAAACCAAATAGGTTATTTGCAGGAAGTAAACACTCTAACGCAGGCTATAATGCCTATACTGGAGCAGAAATTTTACGAAGTTCCCAATATAGCGGATTTTGTGGACTTTGATTTCACAGGCGCATATATGGATACGATTATACAAGGGCGCACCCGCTCGCACTCCAAGCGCGGCGCGGGGTTCAGGAACGGCTCCCCCGGATTTGAGAAAGCTCCCCACGTGGAAGTTTCCAGAGATACAATCTCTATAAGGAACTATCCGTGGCTTGAATACATTATATGGTCTAAATACGAGCTGGAGCAGGCAAAGCGCGGGATTATATCCTTTGACACTCTGACGGAGCGTGTTGCGGCGATAAAGAAATGCTGGGATTTGGATAAGCAGGATGCCATTTTCTGCGGGTTCAAGGAAGGCAACATAGAGATTTTCGGCTTGCTCAATATACCGAATGTAACTTCCAACAATAGCCTTATACCAAGCGGCAAGGCGATAAAGAATTTATCGGCAACGGAAATGCACAATTTCGTTGGCCAGATTCTGGACGCTTTCGCCAAAAATTCAAGGATAGCAACAATGCCCGACCGCTTTGTTGTTCCTCTTGCCGATTATTTAGGCTGGGGAAACACTTTCGTTGCTTCTCCTGATGCTGCAAATGTGAATGTAATAAGCAAGTCCATTGTTGAATACTTGGAAGATATGTTCAAAACGATGACCCAGAACCCCGGATTCAAAATCCTGTTCAGCAAATACAGCGAGGCTTCGGTTATGAAGGAGATTACAGGCGTTAATTCCTCAAACCGATACGCTCTATACAAGAAGGAGAGGGAATCATTGCGTTTTGTCATACCGCAGGATTTGGAGACATCGCAAATTATAGAGTCAAGCCCAGAGACGTTCACTATGGCTGCGAGCGGTCAGCTTGCAGGCATAATCTGCGGCAGACCGGAAAACATTCTTTACCTTGACTCGGCGGAGGCATGATATGATACTGCAAAGCAAAAGAAGCGGGAACGTTATTTTCCGCGATGACGATGGGGTAAAAACTTTGGTAGCCGGAGAAACTCTTGTTGTCAAAAGTGAGAAAGTTGCTGCCACGCTTATGAAGATGTACCCCGGCGTTGTCATTGAGGTTGCCAGAGAAGCTGAAAAAGAAGCTCCCAAAACCAGCAAGGGCAAATCAAAAACCAGCAAGGGCGGCAACAAAGGGGGTAGCAATGAAAACAACTCTACCGCCGGAACCGAATGAGTTCAAAAATTTCTTTGACCGCGGCGAGTTTGCTTATGGCGAGCAGCCGCCTTCTATACGCGACAAGGATATAGCCAGGGCGCAGCAGGAAGCCCTCGTTGCATTTCCAAAAAATTTATTTCAAAACGACAAAGAGGCGGTTACGGCGTTCAATTTCCTAACCGCGCATTTTCTGGCAACGAACATAAACGCAGCCAAAAGCGGAGGCTCTCCTGAATATTCCGTATCCAGCCAGTCGGCGGACGGGTTGAGCGTTAGCTATGCAACGCCGTCTTTTTTGCAAAACTCGCCGTTCCTGTCGCAGTTCACAACTACCGCATTTGGCATTAGGTACGCCTCTATGGTTTATCCCCTTGCCTTGTCAAACGCTAGGGGCGTTGTGGCGGGGGGGACTACCCCATGAAGGAAGGCATACACATAAGGCAGGCACTGGGAGCGAAATTCGCGGGAATGAGGCTCAAAATAGGGCTTTTCAACGTTTCGGACATTGCCAAATATGCCGCCGCCCACGAGTTCGGAAGCCCGCGCATGAACATACCAAAGCGGTCGTTTCTCTTGGAGCCGATAAAGCGGGATTTGCCAGACATTGCAAAGCAAGCCAAAAGCGTGAATGACATAGGCGTTAAGCTGGTTGCCTCCTGCCAAGAGGAGATAGCAACGGAAGGGCACGGCTCTTGGCAGGGGTTCAGCGAAAATTATAAGAAACGCCCAAGCGGAAAGCCCGTTACGGAAGAAAGCAAGCTGCTCAGGGACACGGGCGCGCTCGCCAGGAGCATAACATTCAAGGCGGAGGGCGTTTGACATGGATGCTATAGTTGGCGATGTGCTTACAAAGCTGGGCGTTCCCAGCGTGGTCGCCCTTGTTCTTTATTTCATAATCAAAGAAATGATTAAGAACAAAACCAATGAACTAGAAACGAAAGCGAAGGAAGTGACGGATTTGCAAAGGCAAGCCGCGCAGAACAGCAAGGAAGAAATAGAATTGAAGCTGAGCAACCTTATTCAAGAAAGAGAATTGAAGCTGAACGGCATTATTGAGAATTATAAAGAATTGAAGGGTGAATTTGAAATGCACATTCAACATCACCATGACTATGAGAAAGATTTGTTTGATTCCATAAACAGGCTCTACGACAGGATAAACCCCAAGATAGACATTCTGAACAAAATTGAGGGGTGGATGGAGGCGCAGAATGCTAGAAGTCTATAATTTCGTAGGCTCGCAAATAATAACCGAGTTTGCTGGGCAGGATTTGTATCTGCTGAAAACCCACGTATCCGCGAGCGTTTACACTGATGAAGGTGTTTATGTTTATAACATGGAACCTGGGTTCCCCACGAATATGCGGAGCGGGTCGCACCTGATTGACTGGCTTATCCCAAAATTCACCAAAAACAACAGGTACAACCTCGCTCTATTGTGCCACGACTTCGCATATACCAAGCTGCCGAGCGGCGAGAACCCCGTGCCGCGCGATATAGCCGATGAAATGCTGCGGCAGATGTGCATATTGTCCGGCGAGCTTGGGAGCATTAGGGCTGGCATAATGCACAAGGCTCTGCGGCTTGGCGGTGCTTCCGCCTACAACTGCGAGAACAAGGGCGACTATGCAAATGCGGGAAATTATATGTCCTTCAGATTGGAGGCTAAATAGTATGCAGCCTAATCTATCCAAAGCTATCAATGGCTGGACGGAGAACGTTCAGGCTTATGTCTATTTCAGCAAAAACGAAAGCGGCATAGTCAAAAAGGTATTCCTGCCTATGCCTATAGAAGGCAATTTGCAGATGGGCAACAATGACGACCTTATGATGGTCCCGGAGCAGGAGCGGCACTATGCTCTATGGCGTTTATTGGTTGCGGAAACGAAGCAGGCTTTGAAGAATGGCGATTTGGTGAAAATCTTCTACCAGGGCGAGGACAAATACTTCAAGGTGATAGGCTGCAAGGACAACACGCGGAACGGGTTCAGCAGGTACATATTGCAGGAGCGCGTTCCGGATGACGATGTGGCTGAAAGCAGCAACTCGCTTTTGTCATCGCAGGACGGCAGGTTCCTTATTGCGCAGGAGGGCGTATGAGCGCGCTCTTGGAAATTTCCGAAAAGTTCATTAAAGTGGCAGAGGAATACCTGCCGGAGCTTGCGGGACGAATAGCCATTTTTGGGCAGGGGTGGCAGGAGCCTAAAGACGGCAAGCCTTATGTAATTGTTTCGCTTGAAGATGGCGAGCTTGCCAACTTCACCGACAGCGCAGCAGGTCAGGATGAATGGGCGCGGACATTCCATATAACCCTGCACGTTTATGGCAGGGACTTGGATACCATAAGCGTGGCGGAGAAACTCACTTTCCTAGCCGATAGAACGGCAAACCAGAACAAGTTTTTTGCAAACGGAATAGGCGTTTTCAGCAATAGGAAAATAAAGCCGCGACCGGAATATGCAGGCTCTACGCCTGTGCATAGGTACGATATTGATTTTGCTTTGAAGTTCATAGGCAGGAGCGACCCCAGCAGATATGACTTTGAGGCAATGGGAGAAATAGCAGCATTAACAACAGAGAGGTAAAATATGCTTGATATAAACAATGTGGTAAGGATAGCAACTCTATTGCCGGGCGCAAGGCTGGGCAACGCGAACACAAGCGCGCTCGCTCTGGTCACGCACAGCAAGCCCCTGTTCCCGAACTTCGGGGATTACAGGGTTTACAAGAATCCCAGCGGGGTGGCGGCTGATTTTGGCGCGGACAGCAGAGCGGCAAAAATGGCTAACGCCGTCTTTTCGCAGGTCCCCAATGTGACAGGCGGCAATGGCTATCTTGTAGTTATTCCGCTCTTGGGAGATGCCCCGGCAGCCCCTGCGGTGATAACGCTCGGCACGGCAAACCTTATCGCCCTGCCGAAGGACATGGTCATTACTCTAAACGTGAGCGGCGAGACTCAAAGCCTGATAATGACCGGAATAGACAACACAAATACAACAACCCTTCAAAACACGCTGAATAGTTTTTTGAATACTATAGGGGTTGTTGCGACCGTGGGTGGCTCCGTAGGCTCTGCGGACATAAGGCTTTCCACAACGGCGGTGGGCGCGAATGCGACTCTAAGCGTTATGGCAACGCCGCCCGGCGATTACGACGATTTAGCCGTTAGGCTTGGCGCGGTCGGGTTGGGAGCAGCCGGAGCGGACAACGGAGAGGAGCAGCTCAAAGAGGCTATACTCCGCACAATAGATAAGGTCTATTACTTTGGCGTTATGTTTGACGAAATAAGCGACTTGCCATACACGACATCCCGCCTCAAAGAGGTTGCGCAGCTTATACAGGCTCTTGACAAGCTCCTTTTTGTATGCACAAATTTGAGGGCAAGGGTAACGGACAATTTCCAGGCGATAGCCGATGGCAGCTTCACGCACACGCGCTGCCTGTTCTACGGCGGCTCTACGGAAGAAGCCCTCGCGTTCATGGCGGCTTACGCAAGCCGCGCGCTGTCGGTCAATTACAACCTCGCGAACTCGGCTATAACCATGAACCTGAAAACGCTGGCCGGCATAGGCGCGGACAAATCCATAGACCAGACATTCTACGACACTCTGGCAAAGGCAGGAGCGGATTTCTACGGCGATTTCGGCGTTGCAAAGGTTATATCTAATGGAGCGAACGGGTTCTATGACGATGTGGCTAATATACTAGCTTTGAAGCTGAATATCAAAGTAGATAGATTCAATTCTCTAGGAACAACGCCCACAAAAATAAAGCAGACCGATGAGGGAATGGATTTCCTCAACACCAACACGAGAAAAGTTTTGCAAAAGTTTGTTGATGCGGGTGTTCTTGCGCCTGGTCAATGGAACAGTTCAACGTTCTACGGGAGCCAAGATAAACATATAGCCTCTATACGGCAGCTTGGCTACTGGGTATGGTCGCCGCCTATTGCGGAGCAGTCGCAGGCGGACAGGGAGAAGCGGGTAACGCCCCCTACGTACATAGCGGCAAAGGCAGGCGGCGCATTCCACGAATCAGATGTAGTTATACTATGGGAGGCATAACATGGCAATGGCATTACTAGGCAAGGGGGTGTTAATACTAGGTTCGGCGGAGCCTAGGGTATTCGCCGATTTCGCAAACGGCAATTTCTTGGGGCTTGAGTTTGGCAACCAAGTGAGCACCCGCGAGCAAGGGCGCGGCGGCAGCATAATAGCCTACAACACCAACGCAAAGCAGGCTACTCTAACGCTGCGGCTTATAAAGGGGTCGCCCGATGACGTGCATTTGAATGGCGTACTGAGCGATTACGACAGAAGCCCCGAAACATTTGTTTTGCTGGCTGGCTCGGTATCTCTCAAACTTGGCAACGGGAGCGGCGATATAACAACGGAGAATTACATATTGTCTGAGGGCAGCTTCATAAACAAGCCTGCGTTCACAACGGACACGGAAGGCGATGCCGAGAGCGGCGTGAGCGTGTGGACCTTTGACGTAACCGCAGTTAGGAACTTCGCATAAGGGGGGATTTATGGCAAAAGAAGAAACTCTGCCAAGCGGCAACAAGCTGCAACTAGGCTACGCGAGCTTTGAGGATATAAGCAGGCTTAGAGCCGCCATTTCCGACAAGCTGAAAACCGTTTCGCTTGACAGCGCAATGAACTTCACGGCAAAGGATATTGTGTCGCTGCTCAAAGAATTGCCGTCTCTAATTGAAAGCGGCGATATAAAGGCGATTGTGTTTGAGTGCGCCAAAAGGTCTATGGTTGTCAAGAAGGGCGGGGAGAATGAAAATTTAACCCCCGCTTATTTCAACAACCCTGATAATTGGCAGGACTACTATCCCGCCATAAAAAGCGTTCTGGAGCACAACCTAAGCCCTTTTTTCTCTGGGCTGAAAAAAGCCCTGCCAAAGAAGGCTCAGGAAATGCTCAGCCAGATTTTGCAATAGAGGCCGCCATGTTTCTAGCCTCTCGCGGATACTGGGGCGGAAACCCAGAAATGATTTTAGGCGCGCCTGCCAATCTGGTGCTGGCTGCCCTTGATTTTGCCATTCGCAGGGAAAAGGAAAAGGCGGATTTAATATCAGGCATCGTTGATAGCGTGGCGAGGGGGCTTAGGTGAGCGAATCTCTATCCATAGCCGATTTGTTCGTTGAGGTCAAGTTCAACCCCGACAAGGCTAACCTCGCAAACTCTCTCGGCGATGTGAAGGGCAAATTTGAGCAGGTTGCAAGCTCCATAAACGGGATAGCAGGCAAGATAAACGGCATAGCGAGCGGCGTGAAGGGCTTGTTCGCATTGCAGGCGTTTCAGGCGGTTGCAGGCGTTGCAAACAGGATAGCGGGGAGCATAACGTCGGCTTCCGCAAATGCCTCCGAATTGCAGAGAATGGCTCTGCGCACTGGCAAATCCGTTGAGGAACTGCAAAAGCGGCGCGGAATGAGGATAATCCTAAGCAAGGAGGAAGTAAATGATTTGGCAAAGATTAACAATTTTTTCTCCGATATAAGCAACGCCGCAAACAAGGTTATCGTTGGGATAGCGCGCAACATTTCGCCTTATATGGACAAAGCGAGGGAGTTTCTCTCTGGGAACCAGTTCAAGGGCATAATGGATAAGGTCATGGGCATGGTGAATGCCGTGTGGGGCATGGCGGAGCCGATAATAAAGGAGCTGCCGGATATGTTCGGGGGCGTGTTTGATTTCGTGATGGATTTCCTGAAGTCTCTTATTCCGATAATAAAGCCTATAATGGAAATTGTCAAAAATGTATTCAAGTTCGCGATGGGCTTGCTTAAATCGCTCATGCCTATACTGATGTCTGTAGTGAACTCGGTGAAAATGATTCTAAACGCGATAGTAGCATTGACAAGGGGAAATTATTTCAATTATCTGCTGAGTGTAGCAAATGCGATATTGAAGCCTGTAAAAGCCGTGTTTTATATACTGGAGGAAATTTTTGCAATCTTTGACGATAGCGTGGATGGCTATTTTGAGCAGCAGGCAGGGTTCAAGGAGATAGCGGACAAGATAAAGGCGGCTAGGGACTGGCTGATGGATTGGTTTGAGAAAGCTCTAGCTGTTCTTGGGGACATCTTCACAAACCTATACAAGTATATAGAGGCGGCATTTGGCAAAGCTGTCAAGGCTCTAACGTGGATTTGGAACAAGCTGAAAGCGATAGGGGAAACTTTTGGTGACCTGCTGGATAAGATTATTCCGGATGCCTTGAAGCCGAAAATAGATTTCTCTCCCAAAACCAAAGAACAAAAAGCGGCGGCAAAGCAATTTAAAGATGATTCTGACTGGCTGGATTCTTCCATGATAAACAAGCCGGAAACGCATTTTCCTGACGATCCGAAAAACCCCATTGCCTACACCGCAAATAAAGCGGCCGGATATATTAAAGATGTTTCCGATGGCTCCAAAAACGTTGAGAAATCCGTGGCAAAAGCAAGCCCACCCAAGATAACCAACAACACGGATGCAAGGAACACAACGAACAACAGCAACACGAAAAATTACAACATTGAGAATAGCAACGTAAAAAACTACAAGACGGAGAATAGCAACGTAAAAAACTACAAGACGGAGAATAGCAACGTAAAAAACTACAAGACGGAGAATAGCAACGTAAAAAACTACAAGACGGAGAATAGCAACGTAAAAAACTACAAGACGGAGAATAGCAACGTAAAAAACTACAAGACGGAGAATAGCATTGACAACAGCAATGCTACAACAAACAACTCTACCAACAACAACAGCAGAACGGAAAACCGCGTAGCAAACAGCTATGACAACAAGACGAATAAAGAAGTCAGCAACATTGCCAACATAACCGTAAACATAAACGGCGCGGCAGGCTCCCCGGCGCAGGTAAAGAAAGCGGCGGAGCAAGGTGTGCAGGCAGGGATAGATGCCCGCAGGTTTGCCAACGGGAGGTCAAGGTGAGAATAAAGTCATGCCTCTTGATATGCCAAGATAGACCCGACCTGCGGTTCCGGTTTGACGTGGAAAATGATTTTTCCATAAATAGCGCATTGACCGTTTCCAGCAAATGGAACGAGAGCGGTTTTGCCGTGTCGCAGGCAGCCGCTCTGGAGCCTGCGGAAATAAGCCTAAGCGGAAAAATTGGCTATCTTGTTTCCAGCGATACCTTGCTCAATGATTTGAACGAAATGCTGGATATGGCGCAGAACAGGCTCTCTATTGTGCAGGGTAGCGTTGTGGGCGGCTTGATAAAATCGCAGACAAAAGTGGTTTCAAAAGCCCTAAACACATTGCAGACGGCAACGCGAGCCGTTGATAACATAGTAACCAAACTAGACAAGGAAATAAACGGAAATGACAGGCTTGATAGGCTTAAAGAGGACCTGCGTTCCATGCAGGCGATGAAAATGGTTGTCAAGGTGCAGTCGTCCCATGAGGTTGTGGAGAATGCCATGATAACGAGCCTAAGCAGGAATTATGAGGACAAGGCAGACCAGACCATAAACATTTCAATGTCTCTAAAGGAAATCCGGTTTGTGAAGCTGAAAACGGCAAATTTGAACAAGGCGAATTTTGCCCAGAATATGTGCAGAGCCGATATAGGGTTAAGCCCGAAGGTTGAGAACGGGCAGGCGGCGGTTTCAAACGTCAAGCCCGACAACAGAACAAGTATGCTTAAAAATAGCCAAGCTGGGAGGGGTCTCTGGGAATGAGTTACGTGCATGGACTGGCGGCGGCTCGCGAGCAGGGATTCACCCTCAACGGCGTTTATTTCGCGCTGCGCTACCTTCCCTTAGTTATGCGCTGGGAGCTTGATTTTGACAACAAAGCGGGTGTAATGGCTACAAGCATAAGGGTGAATAGAGGCTCTATATTAAGGCTGTTCAAAAGGCGGCTGGGTTTTGACATGGCTTGCGGCGGCAATTTTGACGTGCCGTTCCTTATAGACGATTTTGAAAGCGGAAGGTTCTGGCTGGAGGTTGCCGAAAATGCTTGAATGGAAATACAAACTCAGCCTGCATAGGGAAAAGACGGGAGCGACCGCAGAGATAACGGAGCCTCTATCTATCGGCTTTGAAATAACCCGCACAACGCAAATAACGCCAAACCAAGCCAATTTCACCGTTTCCAACCTCGCCGAGAATACCCGCAACGCGTTTGAGAAGATGAAGCCGATGGACTACGAGGACAAGGAAAAAACGGACTACGGAATGAATGACTACTGCTCTGTCATATTCACCGTGCAGCGCGAGGGCGGCATGGAGTGCGTTATATTCAAGGGCGATTTGGTTCAATGCGGCAGCGAATTGGGGAATGGCGAATGGAACACGGAATTTGACTGCTCCGATGGCTATTTCGCGATGAAATACGCCTCTATGAAAGGCAATTACGACAAAGACGCTTTCTCAAAAAGCAAATTTGAGATGGAGTGCAAAAAATGGAAGCTGGCTACCGAGCTGAACGCCGAGCCTGCAAAAAATCCCATTCCGATAACAATAAACGAATCGTTCAACAAAACCCTTGATTTCGCTTTTCCCAACAACTGGTATATAGACAACAGCACTCTAATAACAGGAACGCGCAAGGATAAAACCATATACCGCATAGACGGCGACTGGCTTGCCAAAACACCCAAGCGCGAGCAGAACGTGATGAAAATTTCTACTCTGTTCTATCCCGAACCTAGATTGGGCAATATAGTGGAGGTTGAGAGCCGTTTTCTTGGCAATTTGGGGCAGTGGGAGGTCGCAGGCATAGTCCATAAAGGCGAGTTTCCGGCAGGCGACATGGAAAGCGAGTTCACTCTTATACCGCCGGGGGCTAGATTCAATGAATGACGATATTTTCCATAACCCAGAGAACGAGATTTTTCAGCGCATAAACAATATGCCGGAAAAAATAAACTGCGCCAAAGTGGGTAAAATTTTGGCTGTAAATGACAATGGCACGGCAACCGTGGATATAGACGGGCTGAAGCTGAATTGCCTGCTGTTCTGCCTCGCAGGGACTGGGGCGCATATAGATTTTGAGGATTACGCAGGCTCCATGTGCCTTGTTATTTTCTGCGATGACGACTTAACTCGCTTCAAAACGCAAAACAACACGTTGAAAAACATTGATGCAAGGAAGCACACTCTAAACAACGGGATTGCATTGAGCGGCGTGTTCCCGTTTGGCAAGAGACCGAAGGGCGACAACCATTTTGTCAGCTTTGAGCAATTGGACGATATTCTGGGCACGTGGTCGCAACAGCTGCTGAACTCTTTGAATAGCATAGTGGCAACAGGCGCGGCGGCGCTGGTTCCGCCTCCTGCACCCCCGCCCCCAGTCACGTATATGGTCCCGCTGCCCGACCCCATAGATATTGCGGATAGCAAGATAGGGGGTATAACCCACAATGATTAGGCGGCTTGACACAAACGGCGACTGGGTTTTCGGCTCTGGCAAAGGCTCGTATATAGACGTGCTTGAAGGGCTTGCCTTGCGCATAAGAACGCAGCTGAAAGAATGGGTCGGGGACTGCTTCTTTGCCCTTGACAGGGGCATAGGCTGGCATATAATGGATAAGCATGACGGTATTGTATTGAGGCAAATACGCAGCGCAATAATGGGCAACAGGGAAGTATTGGGCATAGGCGAAATCTCTTTTGAAAGGCTGGAAGGCAGGAAATGGAAGCTGGACATAAATGTATTGACCATATATGACCAGAGCTTGACGACAATGGAGATTTACGTCTCGCCCCCATCCGATTTGCCGCCCGTTATACCCCAGCCCCCCATGTTCTTGGTTATAGTGGTTAATGGCAGCCCAAGCTCCGGAGCGGCTGCGGAGGGGTCTGTAATCACGGTGACGGCAAACGAGCCGCCGGACGGCTATGTATTCAGCCATTGGGATAGCGACCCCTCTGCGGTGTTCGCAAATGGCGCAAACGCAACAAGCAACCCCGCATATTTCATTATGCCGCCAATGCAAATCATATTCACGGCGGTATTCAAGCTATCGGGAATGCGGTCGCAGGACGGCAGGCAATTAATGTCGCAGGACGGCAGGAACATAGCAACACAGGATAATTCATAGGAGGCTATATGGTGGTTAACGATTTGAAACTTTTTGATGCGCAGGACATTGGCGAGCTTGACACGGCAGCGGGTGCCGGCGCGGCTTTCGCTCTTGCTTCGCAGACCAAGAACTACAAGCTGATGGCGAGCGCGCTCAAAAGCCTGCTCGACGGCTTGCAGGCGGCGGCGAGCGCGGCGCAGGGCGACGTGAATGAGATGAAGCCCGCAGTATCCGGCAACAGCGCAAGCATCGCGGTATTGCAAAGCGATGTGGGGGAACTGAAGCCTAAAGTCGCAACAAACGCCAGCGACATAAGCGCGCTGCAAACGGCGGCGGCAACCATAACCCAGATGATTGACAAAAACGTGCATACGGATGTTGATGTCACAACCGATGAAAGCAACGTGTTTTTAGATATAGAGCTTACCAACATAAAGACGGGAGCGAAGGCGGCAAAGCGGATATCAATGCCTCTTGTGACCGACCAGAACGCGGGCGGCATGGATTCGGCAATGTATCTGGCGTTTATCCAAATGCAGGCGGATATAAGCGAGCTTTACGGCTCGCTGCAAGGATTGCCAAGAACGGCGGTTGTTGCTGGCATGGCTGAAAGCCCATCGCAAGCGGACATCAGCGAGGTTTTCCAGAATGCTTTTGGGCAGGAGCCGAGAGTGAATGACAGGCTTGTCAATGTTGATTTCAATATTGAGTATATATTCACGAATCTTGGAACTTGGAACTATCTTGGCAGGAACCCGCTAGGGTTCGCAAGCACCGATGGCGATGGCATAGTTAAGCATTCAACTCTTGAAGGCACCGTTGGCTATTTCGTTGAGGGCATGGGGCAGGTGAACGGCTGGGATGCGCTCAAAGCGGCGGTTGCCGCCAATACAGAAAACGTTGGCAATTTGCAGGAGCAAGCGGATGGCATCGCAAGCGATGTGGATTCTATAGAGACGGATTTAAGCACCCACGCGGCGGATTCGGTCAAGCACATAACAGGCGGCGAAAGAACCGCATGGAATGCAAAATATGACAAGCCCTCCGGCGGAGTGCCCAAAACGGACTTGGCAAGCGCGGTGCAGACATCGCTGGGCAAGGCGGACACCGCGCTGCAAAATGCCAACGCATTCGCAACGGCGGCGCAGGGAGCGAAAGCGGATGCGGCTCTGCCCATGCCGAGCGGCAGCAACACCCAGTTCATTGACGGCACGGGCAATTTGCAGAACATACCTGCGGGTTTGGGCAAGGTGTATTCCACAACGGAGCAAGCCACTGGCGACACGTGGATTGACGGCAAGCCCATTTACAGGCGGGCATTTACGGGCACAATAACCGTAGTGTTAAACACAAGATATGACGTAAGTTTAGTTTCTTCTGGCGTTGATAAAATAATAGGCAATGGCGGGTGCTGGAGCTATAATGGTACTAATGAATATATCTCTTCCGAATACACCTCCTCAAATACTGTAGGAAGCGCAAGCAACACAATGTCCTACGCGGCTGGATTTTTTAAGCAGGGCAACGGCGTGGTTTTTAGCTCATTGAGCGGACAGAACCGCACCAATGCGCCGTATTATTTATGGGTTGAATACACAAAACCGTAGGAGGAAAAAATATGTCGGAGCAAAGAGAATCCATGAGAGACAAAACTGCGGTCAGTCTACCAACCAGGAAAGAACCGCGTTACTGGGAAAACCCAAGAGACGAAAGAAAACCACCCAAAGCCGCGCCGTTTGAATCGCAACTGCAAAAAGATGCCATAAGGCGGCAAAAGGAAGCCGGACCGCAGTCGGGGCACGTGGAGCCTCAGTTTTTCCCCGCTATGGGAGTGGTCAAAGGAACGAAGCAAACATTTGACGTAATCAGAGGAAAGCTAAAATGAGAAAACCAGCGAAAACAATAGCCGCAGCGGCTATATGCAGGATTGCCAAAGGAATAGAATGTTTTTCTTCTTTTTCCCGCACTTCAATATCCTTGCCTAGTTTGAAGTCTACGGCAACCCAAGCAAGCAATTGGAGCAATTTATCCATACCTATAAATATACATTATTTTTCCGGTATGAGACTACCGTTTAAGGAGGCAACATGAGCGCGGTAATAACACCATTCGGGATACAGGCGGATTCGCAGGCGCAGATAGTGGCGAACCTGCAAGCCGCCTATCGCTCCATATACGGCGAGGAAATAGAGCTTGAGCCAAACACGCCAGACGGGCAGGTAATAGGCATATTCGCGCAGATGGCGAGCGACCTATCCGAACTGGTCAAGGGCTTGTTCGCTTCCCTGTTCCCCTCTACGGCTGAAGGCGTTTTCCTTGACTACAACCTTGACCTTATAGGCATTAGACGGGTGAACGGCAGACCAGCATCCGTCAATATCAAAATTGAATTTGAGGGCACGAGGGACATAGCGGCGCAGGCGTTCATAGTGCGAATGCAAGGCGTGGATTTCCAGAACGACACCGATATAGCCTCTGCCGGAACATACATATTCACGGCTATGGAAAGCGGTGCGATGCAGTTTGCCCAAGATGAACCCGTGACTATAATCACATCCGTTGCTGGCGTTTCGGCAAGTTTTGCAGGCACAGGCTCGCCAGGAGCCGACTACGAGACCGATTCGGATTTCCGCAGGCGGTGGCTGGAACTTATAGAGACAAGAGACCGTTCCGCCCTCAATGGGCAGCCTTCGGGAAGTTCTGTCAATGGGCAGTCTACGGGAAGTTCTTTCAATGGGCAGTTCATTTGCTTTCCTCCAGTGTTTTGGCTACGAGTTCCAGTATCATCTCCTTGAACGCCTTGCCTGCGGAGCTGTCAACGCATTTGAGCAGCTCTATGGCGCGGGCGGGTTCTATCGGCAGGTGCAGCAGCTTGGGCTTAGGGCTGGTCATAGGGTGCCTCCTTGAACTGCATGGATTCTACTTCAGAAATCAATAGGTTTAACTCCTTGCGCTCTTTTTTTGTAAGTTTTAAGGGCGCAGGTTTTTTATCCTTTATAAAGTCATAAAAGACACAGAATGCCATAATAATGAAAGTCGTCACCGTTACTGCTACTATTATTGCCAGTATTATCATTGTGCACCCCACTCTATTTTAGGCTGATTAACTGCGTATATTGCTAATGCAATAGGACATAGGAATGTAAGCACCACAATAACCATAGCCACGAATTTTGCAAGATTAATCATTACTCACTCCCTCCTGCTCGGTTATCTTTTCCTTAAGTGCGGCAATTGCACAATGTAGCCGGCTATGTAGCTCCTCCATAGCTTGCAAAGTAATTTCACCCTCTTTATAGTATTTTAGGAGGTTTCCAAGTGAGCTTAACGAGAAAGTCACCTTAACCTTATCTTCGTTGATAATTACCTCTACCTCTTCGGATGAAAAATTACCCGCGAAGCCGAGGACATAGCCTCTATCGTTCCTGCCAGTAACGATTACACTCATACCCCCTCCTTGCCGCCGTAAGCCTTGATTATAGCCTCGCTAGCTATGCCAGTTTTGGAAGCCGAATAGCCCTGCTTTTTGCGGTTCAGCAACTCGCTTTGTAGCAACTTTTCTGCCAAAGGCGTAAGCCCTATATTTTTGTAATTCTTAACCATATTGATAAATATAATAAAATTTTTGACAATGTGGTAAAAATTTCTTAATTTTTTTAAGTTTTTTTAGAAAAAGTGCATTTTTTCTTAAATTTTTTGGTATTTTGCCAGAAAATAACCGATAAACCTATTGTATGGCACTTAAAATTTTTGACATTAGTTGTTTTTTGGCGAGAAAAAGCCTTACCCATGCCGAGTTAGCAGAAAAATTAGAATGCTCAACAAGTTTGGTTAGCGTTTGGGCAAGCACGGACCAAACCCCCAGTTTTGATAAATGTTTGAAACTAATAGAACTTGGAATGACCTTTGAGGAAATGTTTGGCACAGAGCTAACAGGCAAGGCTAATGTATTTTTGAACGAGCCAAAAGTCTTAGAAAACGAAGGCGAATTTAATTCCAAAGTAGGCAAGGCAATTATAGAATTATTGAATAAAGGATTTTTTCAATTCAAGGAGGCATAGAATATGTCAGACAATAAGTCAAGTGACAAAAAAGACTCTGTCGATAAGCCACTAACAGCGTACAATAGCAAAACCCCATTAATGGAGCATAAAGAATGGAAAGTGACCAACGACCTTCCGCCGCCGCCACAAACGAAACCAAAGAAGCCATAGCTGAAAATTGGGACGGTTTGCTTTTTGACATTAGGCGCTCTATTCGCTATCATTCTAAAAGAGCGAATTTCTTTGGGTTTTTGAACAAAGTAGTTGTTGCAACATCTATTATTTTTGGAAGTACTGTAGTAGCCTTAGTAATGAGTCAATGCAAAATTATTACCATAGCGTCTGGGGCAATTATAACTATTTTTTCAACTATAAGTTTAGTTTGGGGATATTCACAAAAAGAACAACTACACTCGGAATTAAAAATAAGATTTATTGATTTAGAAAAAAGTATAACTAAATGTGAAAATCCAGATGAAAAATCTTTAAAAGAAAATATCTCAGAGAGACTATCTATAGAGACTAGCGAGCCAAAGATAGTTAGAACTCTTAACGCCGTATGTTATAACGAGCAAGCAATAGCACAAGGTTACGAACAACAAGTTAAGTTAAATTGGCTTCGTAGATTACTTTATCAAATAGATTTGCCTTTTCTAGATATTACTATTAAATCAACCAAAGCTAACGAGACACCTAAATGACCTGCGACACATTTCCAGACACTCTATGCACAATGCGGCAGGTCTGCACCGACACTATTACTATTGGCAGATACATAGCAGACAGCATTACATTGGAAGCGTTGAAAGATTCAGAGGCATTCTATAGCAACAAGTTTAATATATTGCTTGGTTCAATGGCTGTACTTTATGCTCTTTTTGCTGGTATAAATTTCTTATCAACAAATAGATTAAAACGGAAATTTAAAAAGGAATTTAAAGAAGAACTAAAAAAGCAACAAAACGCCTTAAAAGAAATTATTTTATTATTTCCAACTCTAGCGGAAAATTCGTACTCAAAATATGATGTACAAACCTTCTTCCTTTATTTAAAGATATATTTTTCAATAACAATTAATAATAAGATA